AACAGCAGCTACCTGATCAGACAACCAATCAGTTACTTAGTGCAGCAGGTTTAGGTTTAGCTGGTTACGGATTATTTAAAGGATAGGTGACACATGATAGGGCTTATCAAAAAGCTTCAGGACAAAGGTCAGGCAAAACAAGATCAGACAGATGCTTTAGTAGAGTTTATTCAGGATGAGATGACTGCTGATGCAATGCAACAGGTTGGCCAAGCTTTAGCACCTGTCATAGCTCCTGCAATGCCCATGACCTTGCAATCATTAGCACCACAACCAATGCAAAAACCTATGGTGGTTGCGCCACAAACACAAGCTAATCCAGTTTTGAATATGCTGTCTAGCAACAAAGCTATGGATATGATGAACAAAAAACAAACAATGAACCCAACAATATTGAAAGCTAGAGGTATGTAAAATGTCTTTACCTTTTTTAGTCCCTTTATTAGTTGGCGGTGCTCTTTTGGGTGCTAATGTAGCCAGAAATAAAGATGAAAATATACTTGAGGGTGCTTTAAAAGGCGCACTATTAGGTGGTGGAGCGTCAACTCTTGGGGGTGCGCTAGGGCTTGGTAAAGTTGTTACAACCGCCACAGCTGCTCCTAGTGCGGCAGCTCCAGTTACTACCGTTGGAGGTAAAACAGCATTAGCAGCGGCAGATGCAGCAACAATAAAAACCACGGGAGCTTTTGGTAGTCCACTTCCTTTCGTACCAAAATTTTCTACTGTTCCTGAATCAATTCTTTTAGCTGACCCTGTTTCTGGCGCATCAAGCAATTTTTTACAAAGAGGTGGCGCAAAACTCTTAGCTACAGCAAAAGATAAGCCTTTAGAAACTGCATATTTCGCATCTGCAGTAGGAAAAGCATTAAGTCCACCACCAGTAACAGGGGGCGCGGCTCCACCATTTTCTCCTGGTAGCGTACAACCAACACCTACAGTTGATGAGTCAATAGGTGAAATGCCTATGTTTGTACCTAAACCTTTATTCGATGACATGATGGGTAGATCACCAGAAGAGATGATGCTACTAGAAGAACAGATGATGGCAAGAGGATTAGTTTGATGGCAACACCAGATAATCTATTAAATTTTGGAACAGCATATGGCAATTTGCTTGGTTTAACACCAGAAGCAGATTTTATGTCTGGATTTACACCAGAACAACAAACTCTTTTGAACGAAATAAAGCAAAGACAACCGCCAGTCAATCCGTTTCAAAGCATATTTGACAAGAAGGACGCTAACATCCAAGCACAACAAGACTTGCTAAAACAGTATCAAGATTTATCACAGCAAAGAACTAGATCAGCTTTCGTCAATCCAGATGCAGGACAAAAAGGCTTCTTAGACGCTCTCAAAGACCCTACAGAGGCTCAAAGAAACGCATTTATAGCATTTGGTCTTGGATTAGCATCGTCTACAGGAGACATCTCACAGCGTCTAGGGACTGCTCTGGGACAAGGTGTCGGTGCATTACAGAAAACAAGAGCGCAAGATAGAGCGAGAGAACTACAAGCCTTACAGTTCCAAGGACAACAATTAGGATTAGAGCGTCAAGCCTTAACAGAACAATTTGACTATGCGAAATTCATAGAAACTCAGCAAAGAGAACGAAGAAAAGAAGAAAGAGATAGATTTGAAAAAGACAGAGATTACAATTTAAGATTGCGAGAAGCACAAGAAGGTCCAGAATTTTTGCAGTTACAAGATCAGGTATTAGATTTGGAAGCCGAAATAAGACAAGTAGAAGGTAATCCAAACTTATCGCAGGACATTAAAGACAGAAATATACAAAGCTTGCAAACTAGGATTAATCAAATTAACACAAAATTAGCGCCAAGCGGTTTTACTGTAGAAACAACACCAGGTGGTCTTACTAGAATCATACAAGGTAAAAGAACAAGTACACCTCAAGCCGACAGTGGTGAGCCTTTAGGTAAGGTTTCTATAGAAAGTCAATTAGACAACTTAACTGAGCTTACAAACCAAGCTCAAACAGGTCAATTAGCAACTTCTATAATTTATGACCGCATAGCCTTTGAAGAAAGCATAGGTGGTAGGGAGTATACTTTAGGTCTAGGCGATGCTGCTAGGTTTTTTGAAAAACAAAAGCCTGGCGAACGTGGTCAAGCAGTTGCTTCTTATTTAGATAAAAGAGAAAAGCTCACTACTAAACAAGTTTTACCTATTATCAGAAATTATGCTCCTGTGACAGATACTGATTTACAAGAGTTAAAATTGTACAAGGGATTTAGCTTTGAGCTTACACCTGAAAATCTTTTGCTTGATTACGAGGGTAGACTACTTCCTGAAGAAGCCGATTTAATATATAGGAAAAACTTGAATGTTAAACTTGACGATCCTAAATTTGGCCCCGATAAAGCTGCTATTAATAAAATTGCATACTTAGATGCTAACTATAGGCAAGGATTGACGCAAATTCCCTTAAATAGCAACATTTACGATGCAAATCAAAGAAAAGAAAGATTGAACAATATCATTCGCGGATATCCAACAGAAGGTGAATCTTTGCCATTAAGAGGGCAAGGATTTTTAGTATTACGTAATCGTGTTGTTTCACCTGAGTTTGTAAGTAATCTTGCCGCTAGTATGGGTACAGATTACCAGTCTTTTGTTGAAAAATTTAATGTCAGAGATTTTTAGGAGTTTTGAATGGCTATAAATCAATCTCTAGGTGACATATCGTCAGAGTTTTTAGATACGAGCGATCAAAATGTCACTACAGGGCCAGATATATCTGACGAGTTTTTAGATAGTGAACCTGCTGTTTCTTCTTTATCTTCTGACATAGAAAGATTTAGCACCATAAACAAAGCTGTTGATACAGGCAACATTTTAGCGTCATACATAGCTAAAGGTACTTTTGGCAACATAGTCGACTTTCCTTTTGTTATCGGAAATATGCTTTTGGATGTCTCTGAATACGCAACTGGATTTCCAAAAACTAGAGCAGCATTACCATCACAAAATTTCTTAGGTATAGACACAGGTCTATTATTTGATCCAGAAAGAGCGTCTGACAATGAGGCTTTGAAAAAAAAATTAAGACCAGTCGGTATTGGTTTGGAGTTCGGTAGTGGATTTCTAACACCGCAGGCTACTATGGCTAAACTAGCCGCAGGAGAGGATCTTACAAGAATTAGGAATATTCCTTTCGGAAAAGGTCAACAAGCAATAACACCAACTAGAACTCAAGTTAGCCCGCTTCCTGTTGGCTCACAAAGAGCGCCTGGAACATTAACACAACAGATGACCAGCCCAAAAGCAAATTTTGTAACAGGTGTTATGGGCGCCACATCTGCTCTAGGTGCTGGTGGTGCTAGTTATTTTAGTGAAGGTGATCCTCTTGCAGAGTTATTTGCAGGAATAGCTACACCATTTGCAGCACTTGCTGGAGCAAAAGCCACAACTTATGCTTTACAGAAGGGAAAACAATTAAGGGCTATAAGTCCATTTGGTGAAGATAAAACCTCTCCTGAAGCTGCATTAGAGCTAATACAAAAACACGCATCTGATAAAACTACAGCTGTTGCTAATTTAAGGCAGGCTATTGAGCAAGGCCGTACTGGTAGCTTAGCAACTCTAACTGGAGATGAAGGTATAGCATCTCTAACTAATTATCTTAAAAATAGAAGCGTTGAGTTTGACAGAAAGTTACTCGATATTAACGAATCTTCTATGCGCCAGTTGAGAGAAAATATAGATGTTTTGTCTCCTGAGGCTTCACAGCTATATTTTAAAAATTACATACAAGGTAGAGAAGAAGCTATAAATTCTGTAGCTAATGGTTTGTTAGATGACGCATATGCTAAGTATCGAACTGACCTTCAAAGAGTAGAAAATGGTGTAATACCAGCATCTGAAGCGAGTGAAAATTTAGCTCAAGCAATAAAACTTGCTGATGAAGCAGGCTCTAACATAATACAAGATGCTTGGGAGGGATTGAAAAATCCTTTTGTTAGCCGTAAAAATGTACTGGATTTTACCAAACGTGTTACTGACAGAGATGTGCCAATCTTATCCACAGATCAACAAAAAAAGGCTGTTGGTGAATCTTTTCAAGGCTATATAGATACTTTACGCAATACAGCCGAAAAAGGCAGAGTATCCATAGATGAGCTAATTAAGTTCAGATCGAACATTTTATCTGAGTTGAGGACTTTGCAAGGTAAGTCTGAATCTAATCCAACAATTATTGCATTTGGTCAGCAATTACAAAGCGATGCACTAGATTTAATATTAAAAGCACCAGGTAAAGGCGATAGCTATCGACAAGCATCAAAAATCACTAGAGATGTCAAGGCTATTTTCGAGAAGCTACCTTTCAATATTACTGATGAAAAAACAGTAGGATCTAACATATTTAAAACGGGCGAAAAAGGTTTTAGCAACGCGGATAGGTTAGCCAAAATAGCTGGTTATAATGAAGGCGTTTTTGGTGCTGCTAATGATTATATAAGGCAGGCTTTTGCAAGCAACATAGATGTAGAGACTGGCGTTTTAAACATGCGTAGCGCAAAAGAGTTTATGAAAAAGCATCAAGAGACTTTGGCTAGACCAGAATATAGAGCGTTGAGATCTGAGTTTGAGCAAGCAATACAGTCAGGCAGAGCTAGTGAAGATTTAGTAGCAAAAGTTCCTAAATTTCGAGCTAACAGAGCTAAACAAGCTTTTAACACATATAGTGCATATGATGACCCACTAGATGGTGTGAATTCTATTTTAAGATCAAAAAGTCCGACTAAAGATGCAAAGCTCTTAGTTAGACAAGCGAATAAGGATCCATCAGGTTTAGCCCTTGAAGGATTACAAAGAAATTTTATTGACACAATTTTGAAAAATAGTTTTAAATTTCAAGGTAGCAATATAGTTGCTTTGCCATCTGCGTCAACCAAATATACAAAACTTAGAAACGCTGCAAAAATAGTATTTGAAAACAAACCAGAAAGCTTGAAAGTTTTAGATGACACAGTTGCATCTATAGAAAAGCAAATGCTTTTAAATAAAGCTAGGCCAACCTCTGAGCTTGCCGCAACAAATGCTATGGCAGACACTCTTTTCAGATTGGCTGGTGTAAGAGTTGGTAGAATGGTAGGTAACGATATACAAACACCAGCAATATTTGCCAAGATGTTTCAGAGTTTGGGGATCGAAGCACCTTTAACAAAGACCACAGCACAGCTAGAAAACTTGATTCTTGAGCCACAAGCGTATTCAAGATTGCTAAAAGAAGCTTTGGACACACCTGACCAAGTAGAAATTATGACTCGCGCTATGCAGGTTGACGATATTCTTTTACAAGGCGTGATACAAAGTTCTGCTCGTGAAAAAGAAATACAAAACCTAGCACAAGATTTTGGTATGTAATGTTTGGCCTCATAACGATGCTGTTATCGACCCTTGGTGCTACTGGCATGGGGTCAATGCTAAAGATTATAGGTGGTGCAGTACAGAGCCGTAACGAGGCTAAAGAAGCAGAAGCGAAAAGAGAGTTGATACGCGATCTGCAAATGAAGCAAGCAGACGTAGAGTTTCAGAAGGCTATATTTGGAGATGCTAGTGATGATCCTGAAGCGACTATATTTACCCGTACTACTCGCAGGCTCATTGCTCTTATCGGGATGCTCAACTTTGCAACCATCTCAATCCTCTGCACTATCTACCCAACAGTCGAGCTTGTTACCTTCATTCCTCCAGAGCAAACCCAAGAAATCAGTATCTTGTGGGGCCTCTATAAGATGCCAGTCGATCAGGGAGTTACAACGTCAATCACAACAGGACACATCTCTCTTGTCTCAATTACCACTTTGGGCGCTATAATAGGCTTCTACTTCACACCAGCAGGTAAACGATAATGGACAATGCAACCATAGCGCAAGCTGTAGACATGATGAATCCCAAAGAACAGGTTGCTGTTGTGCAGTCAACAGGAAATGTGGATCCAAAAGTAGTGAAAGATGTATTAAAGGCTCAAGAAGATCAAGAAGTAGCTTATTACACTAGCGAGTTAGCAAAAAGAGATGGTGGCAAGTGGGAAGGATTTGAGACAAGAGGATATGTTCCTAGTGTTTATGACGAAGATACAGAGGTAAGAACTTTTGGTAAGTCAGGTGTTACTGCTGGTGTTGGTGTAGATTTAGGTCAAATGAGTAAATCTGACATCAAAGCTCTTGGTTTAGATGAAAAGCTAACTAATAGATTACTGCCTTACGCTGGATTAAAAGGCAAGGCAGCTTTTGACTTTTTACAGAAAAATCCTTTAGTGCTAAGCGAAGATGAAGCTGCATTTATAAGTCAGCCAGTTGTCAGAAAAACAATCAAGTCAGCAAAGAAATTGATGGACAAGTCAGGCACTAGCGATAACTGGTCACAAATGACTGATACAGAAAGGTTTGTAGCGATTGCTGCACAACATCAGTATGGAGACACTGATTTAGTTAGACAGTATGGAAAAGGCGACTTCCAAGGTGCTTTGGACAACTTATCCAACTGGACAGACAAAACACCAGAAATGGGTGATTTAATTGCTTCTAAATACAGAAGTACTGTAGATACAATAAAACAAGAAAGAGGTTCAGACCAGAGCAGGGAGTGAGACTAAGACTGCCCTGCGTCAGCCTGGAGGGTTACCATCTCACTTGGCAATGAACCCTATACAATTTTCTTCTTTGCTGTTTTCTTTGCTGTAGCTTTCTTAGCTGGTGCTTTCTTAGCTGGTGCTTTCTTAGCTTTCTTTGGTGGTACTTTAGGCTCTTTCTTAACAATCAAAACTTCTGGTTGCGGAAAGAAAAAATCCTTAATCTTTTTGTATAACTTCTTAAACATGTTACCTCCTATCCAAGTGGTGATGAAGCGGCATCAAGACCTTTCCACAGGTCGTCAACCTCTTTTTTAAAGTTCTGTACTTTGACCTCGAATGCTTTTATAGCATCTGCCATAGCCTTGTATTCGTTTCTGACTTCAATCCAATCCTTTTCCATTGCATTGACTTTAGCTGTAGATTCTGAGGCATTTGACAAGACCTCAGCCTGTCGCTCCTTTATGCTAAGCAATAGTGTGTCAAGTTCAGCGAGCTTGCCCTGCAAATGCCCTAGATCATTATCCTCTATTTTAGTGCGAATACTAGCTAATTCTAGCTCAATGGGTTCTATGTTAGGTATTGACGCTTTTGTGGCCTCTAGGCCAGACTCTATGTTGGCTATGCGAGATACGAACTCACTAGCTGCCCAGATGCCACCGCCAATCGTAGTGGCAAAAGACATAAGGATAGCAATGTAAATACCCTTAAATTTAGTGCCACCTACATCTAATTCAATATCTTCAATGCCCATTACAAGCCACCTAGATTACCGTTTTCGTTATTGAACTGCGTGGTCGGAGTTTCATTCTGGACATCAAGTACATCTTGAACTAATTGTACAGGATCATACAGCTTAGCGTTTATATTATAACCAGACCCCATAGATGCTACTGTTTCTCCTGCACCGTAGCTGTAAGCGCTGTACATCTCATTAATGGTAACAGGAGGGGTATCACCGTAAAAGCCGTCATAGACCTCTGTAGTGGCTTGTGTCCATCCTATATTGGCATCGTTATCAAAAAATACTCCCTGAAGGACAGTGTTAGTCGCATTATCCCATGTTATAGTCATTTGATCTGTCCAAGCATCATACGTCACAGTCGAGTTTGTGATGTTAGACAAGGTAGATATTGCATCATGGTTAATCATTGCAAGGGTTGCGCTATCTTGGCTTGCCCATAAACTCGCTGTAGCCGCTTGCGCTTTATCCTCAATAACATCAAGTGATTGGTTAAATGTTTGAACGGTTGATTGGTCAATTTGTACGTCATTTGCGCGAATGTAATTCTGAAGGTTAATACGCTCATCTTCAGTCTGAGCATTAATAGCCTCCTGGTATATTTGTTCTGCCTTTGAAATCTCTGTAGCCGCATCTGTAAACATATCCACTGCCGCTTGCATTTCACTAAGATTTTCTTCATAGGAATCCACCAATAAATGTTCTGCTGAGTAGTAATTAGCATTAGCTGTGTCTAGTATAGACTGATTGTAGTAAGCAACTTCAAGTAAGTCTATTTTGTGACTGTCTGTCCTTCCCGCTACTGGAACAATAAGACCTTCTACGCTAGATGCTGATTGAGGTACACCCAAGGACATTTCAATAACACTGGCTTGAGCGTCACTGACTTGCGTATTTATGTAATTCGCAGTGTTGATGAGTTCTTGTATCTCAACAAAGTCACCAGTAGGGCGCAAAGGATTAATATTCGGGTCGATAAGTGCGCCAAACGTGATTGACTGAGGATAGTAAACCCCTGTATCACCACTTAGTTGTGCGGTAGCGCTCAGAAATAGACTTGCCGCTAGCTTCCTGTTTATCTTCATCTTCTGTATCTCCATTGATGCCTAAAGCAACATCAAAGTATTCTTTATTCTTTTCATATCCTACAACAAATAAGCCAGGTTTGCGCTTCATCATCAAGTATGCGTTTTTACCAGCTACAACCTTACCGCCTACGATAAGGGGACATGGCGTCCCTGACTCAAACATGCTTAGCCATACATCGTCACTTTGGCACATTCTTGTGATAGCCGCAATCTTCATGTTCAAAGTGAACAACATTTGTGCATCTTTACGTCTATTACATTCCTCATCTTGTATGTAATCACCTTTACTGAATCCTACTTGAAGTGTAGATATGCCACCAGTTGAGGATTTAAGACAGCTATCATTGCCTCCTGACATCATACTGGGTGCTACTGCACTAGCTACAGGTATCTCAGAAGCACTACCAGCACCGTTATATTGATTAGTATTAGTTGTTGTATTGTTGTTACTGTCAACAGTGGCTCCTTGCTGATTAGTATTTAAGTCGCCTGTTTGAGAGCTAGTATTTCCACTGTCAGTGTCTTGAGCAAAACTAGAGCAGCTTAGAAGCAAAAGCACTAATAAATATAGCCGCATATATCCCCCAGATATAATACTCTAGTCTTATAAACCGCTTAGAACCCTCATCGAGCCTTTTCTCGATGTTCTCAAGTCTAACAGCACAAATTTCTTCATGCTTTTCTAGCTTGGCTAGTAGCTCTTTAATAGTCATTGTTTTGCCTTTCATAATTCATAATAGCCTCACCTAATATTTCTGGTATCTGTGGCACTACTGCATTACCTAAGCATTTAAGTCTGTGTGATGAATTGGGAACCCCATTAGCCACTCTACCCACGTTGGGTTCAGTCTCCCAGTATAAGTTTCTTGGGATTGTTTTAAGGATTGGCATTCTAGGTCTCTCACTGCTTGGTTCAGACTGTACTGAGCCGTATGACCGCTTTCCCTCACCTTCTGCCAATTCGCTTGGGTTCCCCTTGATCCGTCGTTTGCATTCGGTGTTGGAAAGATTTGCTTTGATATTTGACTTTCCAAATTCGGATAATTTTCGCACCGAGCCGCTGTACTTGGTTTTAGTGTCCTTTGCATCGCAGTACAAGCTCTTGGGGTAGCATATAATCCAGACTCTATTTCTGTGGTGCCATGCTCCGATGTCTGAAGCTCGTATACAGTGCCATTCCGCATCGTACCCTGCTTCGGAAATGTCGAACAAAACTCGCTGAAACCATTTCCCTTTGTCTCCAGAAAGCAAGTTTGAGACGTTTTCAAAGATTGCGTATTTAGGTCGAATGTCCCTAAGCAGACGGGCACACTCTGTCCATAAACCCGATCTTTCACCTTCGATACCTTTTTGTTTCCCTGCGACACTGAGGTCTTGGCAGGGAAATCCTCCGCAAATAACGTCAATTGTGATTCCGTCATCGTCTAATACCTTTTTGCTCAATTTGGTCACATCGTTGTAAATAGGTATACCAGGCCAATGCTTTTCTAAAACTTTTCGTGGGTAATCTTCTATCTCGCAAAAAGCAACAGTTTCCATACCAGCTTTTTCAAGCCCTAAGCTGAAGCCACCTATGCCGCTAAATAGATCAAGAACCTGCATATTCACTGGATGCTTTTAGAAACTCACCTAGACTACTTATCACATGTGGGTTATCTAAAACAAAAGTTGATATCTCTTTACCTGATTCTATATTCACTGAAATACTGTTTTGGTTAGGTGAGAACTCAAAAGATAAAATCTTTCCTTGCTCGTCAGTTAGATCAACATTTATACACATGTCCATATCACATACCTATTCTGTCAAGATGATATTTTATTTGTTCTTTGTAGTCTGCAATCATTTCTCTGTAATCAGCAGAATACAGTTTTTTTGGCTTTTTGGCATCTGCAAGCATTTGGTCAACAAAGTCTCTGCCATACATGTCTATCATATAAACAGTGTATCTTTGAGCAGCATCACCATTTCTCATGCCAAAGTTGTTACAACCGCCACACTGAGGATGTACGTTTTCTTCCTCTAACGCCCAGTACGAGCTTGACCCTTTGGGTATGTAGTGGCCGCCATGCATACCGTCATTCCAAGTGCGTTTACAACCACAAGTCACGCAAGCACACAATCCATGCTCATCAGCGGCTTTGAGCCTCACAAGCTTCTGTAGTAGCTCTAAGGCTTGTTTTCGCAACTGCTGTGGGGTTTTTGCTTTTCTAGCCATCAAATAGGTTCTGTTGTTTGTTTTCTTTGTCTGCTTGGTACTTAATATCAACCAGACGATAGTCTTTGCCACCAGTCTTTGATTTAAATATCCTACTCGATGGCTGTAATTTATCCAAGTCATTACGACCTAGTGTCATAGTAGAATCACCAAAACTGATACACAAAAGACCATCAGACTTTGCCTTCTCTATCTCATAGTCTCTGACAGAAACAAACTGACCTTTCCACAGTTTCTTAACTTGTTTATTCATTAGAATGGAATGTCATCTTCAAAGTCCTCTTCTTCAAGGACTGGTTGTTTTTTAGGCGCAGACTTCTTGTAAGCATCTTTCTTTTGTATTTTGATGCTCATGAAGCTCTTGCCTGCCTTTGATTTTCTAAGCCATGCAGCAACCTCATACTCTTCACCTTCAACATCGAGTGGTCCTTTGTAATCTGGTTGTTTATCAGACTGCTTGTCGTTCTTAAACAACGCACCTGAGTTAGTATTATCGTATTCCATATCTCTCTCCTAAGATTTAAGTAGTTTTCTCTCTTCAGTTGTAAATGGCGCAGATGGCACTTTTGTTGGTGCATGCCACATTGCCATTTGATCTTCGTGACTGATCTCAGCAAATGCCTCTTTTGCAAATGCAATATTGCCTTCCGTTGGGTCAGCTAAATACTCTTTAATTGCTCTAATTGACTGAGTATTTCTTTTAACTGCCTCATCGCAAACCTGGTTTACATTTGGCTCATTTCTGAACATAGCCGCTTCTGCATCATCATCTGCTGTTGGAATGCCAGCTAATGCCTGTAAAGCATATCTACGAGCGTAAGTGATTGCAGAACCACCAGCTTGCGGGTCAGCCTTAACAAGAGGCAGATAAAACTCAGATTCGATAAACTGCCCAGAAGTGTGCATGAGAACAGTCTTAACGCCAACACCGTTGCCACCAGATGAAGTCACTGGAAACTGAATGTATGACAGACCATTATTGTTAAATGGTTCTTTAATTGCTTTTATCACGCTAGTAAGATCAGCGTAGGATGATTTAAAAAATGGATTCTTAGCGTCTTTGACGGCTCCACCCATTTCGGATTGAGCCTTACAAAGAGCCTTAGCTAGTTCAGCTATGGATTCTGACTTATTCATCTTCCTCTCCTTTTTCATGCTTGAGAGTTATAACAACTTCGCCAAGAGCTTCGTAGCTCTTAACTGCCAACACTTTACAGCCTTCTGGTCGCTGATTTAACCATTCTAATATTGCGTCCATATATCCCCCTAAAATGGTACATTGTAGTAATCTTGTGCATTGTCCTGCATGTCATCGAATACCTGCTTGATAAGCGTAGAACAAAACTCCTGCATTTCTATTTCATTCCAATGAGTGTTGTGTGCGGCAGATTTGATAACTTCTGCTAACTCATACTCAATAGATGCCTGTAAATGATCTGGTGGATAAGTTTCATCCTCTTGATTTATGATTGTGTCTTTTACTCGCCCCATGATTCCTCCTCGTCACATTGCGGACAGTATAATTCATATTTAAGTGTTCCCATGCCACTGCATGAAGAGCATAACGTACCTTCAGTGTAGCCCTCACCAGAGCCACCACAATTAGCACACGACATTTCTTCAAGTTGAGATTTGCAAGAACTGCATTTAATTTTCATACATCCCTCCAGATGCTTGACATGAGAGTATAAGTTTATTTATATTTAGAAAGATTGTCAACTGAGGAAATAAAAATGTCTAAATATGATGAAATAGTAGACTTTTTTGGTTCGCCCAATGAAGTCGCAGAATACTTTGATGTATCTGTCTTTGCAGTATACCAATGGAAAGAAAAAGTGCCTGACACTAGGTACAGGGAATACAAGTTGGTAAAAGAGCTGCGAGGTGAGATATGTCAATCGAAAGATTAATCAGCAAGCTCAACAACTGTAAAAAGGTCAATCCTAAGAAAAATCATCGTGAATCCTATATCGCGCAATGTCCTGCACACGATGATAACAGTCCAAGTCTAAACATAGATGTTGCTGAGTCAGGTAATATCTTAATCAAATGCTGGTCAGGCTGTGGTGCAGTCGATGTTGTGAAAAGCGTTGGCATGAATATTAGCGATTTGTTTCCCGAAAAATATGAGCAAAGAGCTAGGCGCCAAGTCAAGGATAATGACTTTCACGACCTACACTTGAAAATATCACAGTCTAGGCGTGACAACGGGCATAAACAGACAAAACAAGACAAAGAGTCAGAGCTAAGATCATTTATGGCTCTGAGAGCGCGTAGGTGAGCGCAAGAGCAACTTTCTGGGCATGGGAGCAGATTACCACCAGTAGCGAAAAACTCGTCTTACTGTGCCTTGCAGACTGCCACAATGGGGACACTGGACAGTGTAACCCAAGTATTGCTTATGTGGCAAAAAAGACAGGTATGGATAGAAAAACTGTTTTGAAGTGTATGAAAGGCTTAAATGATAAAAATCTTCTTGATAGAAAGAAAGTGTATGGCTCATCAAACATGTACTGCCTTAACATAAGTCCCAAAAACGGTACTTACGAAAGTCCCAAAAACGGTACTTTTGAAATACCAAAAACGGTACACAAACCTAAAAGAGAACCTAAAAAGAATCTACGCTATGAAGATGGTGATATGAATATAGCTAAATCCATCTTCAACTTGATTAGAAATATCAATCCTAATCACAAAGAACCTAAGTTTGATGTCTGGGCAAATGATGTACGATTGATGCGAGAACAAGACAATCGCAGCCACCATGACATTCTAGCGTTATTTAAGTACGCAAATGCTGATGATTTTTGGAAATCTAATATTCTAAGTCCAAAGAAACTTAGGGATAAATGGGATGTTTTGACAATCAAGAAAGGTGGCACTAAACATTCACCTACTGAAGTTTGGATATGAATCCTTATTATTGTGATGATCAAACACTCATAAGCTTTAGCGGTGGGAGAACCTCGGCTTATATGCTTTACCGAGCCATAGAGGCCCATGACGGCAAACTACCTGATTATGTAAAAGTTTGTTTTGCAAACACTGGCAAGGAAATGCCTCAGACATTAGATTTTGTCAATAATTGTTCAATTAACTGGGGGGTGAAGATACATTGGCTAGAGTATGACGGTAGGATTCAAAAGGAAAACTCAAAGAACTATCAGTATTTTTGGAAAGAGGTTGATTACGCTACAGCTAGCAGGAATGGTGAGCCTTTTGCAAAGCTAATTGAGGATGTAGGTTGCTTGCCAAACCCTCTCAACAGAATGTGCAGCGGCCAAATGAAGATACGGACAATTAATAGGTTCTTGCAGACGCAGGGATTTAATTCTCCTTATCAAGCAATGATTGGCATACGGGCAGATGAAGAGAGAAGGGCTAGAAAATTAATTGGCTCTGTTTCTGAAGGTTCAGAGAAGATGCTACCACTTTATGAAGATGGTATATCTAAGGAGGATGTAGGTGAATTCTGGAAAGAACAATCGTTTGATTTGGACCTACCAAATAACAACGGAGTTACTGACTGGGGTAATTGTGACCTATGTTTTTTGAAAGGCAGGTCTAAAAGGTTATCAATTATGCAACAAAGGCCAGATTTAGCTGATTGGTGGATAGAGCAAGAAAACAAGCAGAATGACTATTTTAACAGGCTTGAGTTGGGTTATGAGCAGATAAGAATCATTGCAACTGATCAGCAAGGCTTTGATTTTGGTGACGATGATTCAATTTCGTGTTTTTGCGGAGACTAAAATCGGCAAAAGGTAGGGTAAGTTTTGCCGTAAAAAATGGAGAGAGATATGAACAAGATAGATTTGACAGATGAAGAGCTACTAAGTTTCATTGGCAAGCAGGAATCACAAGAAGTAGGGAGCTTTGACACCTACGGAGAAAGACTGCTAGAGCATATCAGTAAGGGGCATGGTTTAGTGGGTGATAAGCTTCCCTGGTTCAAGACGCACAACGCTGTAAGGCTAGGTCAAGCACAGCTTAGTATTTGGTCAGGTATCAATGGTCATGGTAAAACAGCCTTGTTATCTTGCGTAATGACTTGGTTATTAGCTAGAGGTAGACGGGTTCTCATAGCAAGTATGGAAATGAAGCCTGAGGAGACATTGCTTTGGATGAGTAGTCAGGCAGCTGGATGTAAGCCATCTAAAGAGTTTGCTATAGAATGGCTTAACAGAAGCTCAGAGAATGGGTACATATATGATTGCTTAGATAAGGTCCCACAAGAACGGGTATTAGGCTTAGTACACTACGCTGGCTCTGAACTGGACATAGACCACTTGGTAATAGATAGTCTGACCATGTGTGGCGTAGGCCGAGAAGATTATGGTATGCAGGCTGAGTTTGTAAATCAGTTAAGGGCCGCAGCCAAGATGCACAATCTTCACATTCATTTAGTTTGCCATATGAGAAAGGGATCAGATGAAACTGAAGCTGGTAATAAGTTTAGTATTCGCGGTGCTGGAGAAATAAGTGACTTGGCAGATAAAGTTTTTATAGTCCATCGTAACAAAGCCAAAGAATCACAAATCCAATTACGTGACAATGATCACCCTTTTGATCAGGATTTGATAGACCAGCCTGATGTCTTTCTACGTTGCGTAAAGAATAGACAAGATGGTACTGACTTTAATCTTGGTCTTTATTATCAAAAGGATTCTTTCCAATTTACCTCGTTTGAGGGTCGAGCGATGCCACTTGAAGCCAATACGGTGGATTTATGAATAAGGACATACAGAGAAGGGTCTTAGATATGTGGATAAATAAGAATATGTCAGTCTATGATATAGCTGATTATGTCGGCATATCACATAAAAAAATATTGAAATATATCGTTAATCTGAAGGAAAAACCTTTGTCTGATGCTGAATTATCGTGTACTAGCTGTACGCCAGGATTTCTAGAATACCTCAAAGAGCAAGGTTATGAAGATTGAAATAGACAACAGAGGCCAAACACTGGCCAAGATTGTCAATAGTGAATGGCCAGATTCAAATGACGGCTGGATCGTTACCATTGAACCTAAGTCAAAAGCCGAAAAGCCTAAGACTAAGGCACAAAGAGACAGTTTTCATGTTTGGCTGCGATTGCTCGCCGATGAGTTAAATGACGGTGGCTTTGATCAGAGAATAGTGTTTGAGGCTCTTAGAGAAGGTGTTGAGCGACCTTGGACCTTAGAAACTTGCAAAGAGAATCTTTGGCGACCACTACAACAAGCAATGCTTCAAAAGTCATTCACTGAGGATTTAAATATCAAGCAACACGATGAAATTTACACTATTCTACATAGATGGCTAGTGTCTAATGGGTTTCCTTGTCCTCCTTGGCCCGATAAATGGACAAAAAAAAGCCCCTAAGGGGTTAGAGGCTTAATATTTACCTGGAGATTTAATGAAAGATCGGCATTTTATGTCGATACAATCAAAAAATAAACCAGTACAAGTGATAATAAAATATAATTAAGATCACTCTGTTTCATTTTCGATCACCTCGGTCACTGGTTGATCAATCTCAGGTTCTTCAGTGACTTCAGCTGCTTTAGGTTCTTCAACAAGCACTTCAGGTTCTTCAACAACCACTTCAACAGGTTCAGGTTCCTGAATCGGTTCAGGCTCAGCAATTGCCTGATCTATCTCAATTGCTTGCTGTATAACCTGCTCGACTTCTACAGGCTCGTTTTTTTCTGGTGGCATGACTGGCTTTACTTCATGCTCAGAACATGCGGTTAAGAATATAACGCTAGTGATAAGTAATATTTTCATTTCTATTTCCCTCTTTAAGTTTTCGGATGTCATGGATTGCAGCGATTTTACTCGCTAGTTCTTTACAGGCTTCTACAGTTTCTTCATCTAACTGTGATGCAAGTTCCTCAGCTAGCTCAACATGGGCTTTGCTTTCGGCTTCACTCTCGCAAGTAATGGCTTTAGCCAAAGCTATTGCTAGTGTATCAGTTATGTTGCTCATTCGCTAAGCCTCCTAGTATTGGCTTTACTATTGTTTTCCTAGATATGAAATTATAGGGCCTTACGGCTTTGGGATGAATATCATAGGCCGTTAGTTTGCTTTTTTTGATGTATGGCCTGCCGTTGTGGGTGAATCTATCACCTATTTCTAAGTCTTTAAATAATATTTTCATTTTTAACCCCCCTAGGTTATTAATTAAAACGGTCTGTTTGTTGGAATCAAATTTAGCTCAGTTTGTGTTATTGGTGGTTCTATAGATGCATCGATGTTTTTATGCTTTTTATACCAATTTTTTGATTGATTGCCAATTGAGTAATATTTGCTGGTTTTATAATAAAATCTAGCTTTTTTAAGTTTTTTTTTACGATCCATCTTGTAATCCTCCAAAGGTTATTTAGTATTCTATCTCATGTTAAGGGGATTATATCCGCGTCTTCGCAGCTCCTGACAACAATAGTAATACTCATCTAGATATTGGCCTGCTTTTGGATTCCAGCCATCACCAATCTTAAAAGCTTGGTAGGCATCATCTCTTATGTATAAAACGTGTTCCAAACTTACTTTTTTAAGCTTCTTAATTGTATCGTTATGCCAGTTATGATTTTGCATTGTGTGTTCGATTGTCATTTCGTTAACCTCCATTAAGTTATAATTAAAATATTCTGTTATGATATGTGTCCCTTATTTTGACATTAGTTTTTAAACGGCCACCACGCTCATTGAATAATGTATCAAGCTCTTTCTCAAGCCTATAGCATTCAGCTTTAAATTTAGACTCATCGTAGTAAGCCATACACAATATACCGTCAACATAAATTTTAAATGAATCTATCATTGTTTTACCCCCCATAGGACATTAATTAATACAACGAAAGCCACTCGCTAGAATGGCTTCTATGTATCAATTAACAGTCGAAATATTCCCTGCAAGCTTCGTCAAGTTCTAAATTATCGTTAAATCTCACCTCGGCATGATTTGCCCACCAATAGCCCTCGATGATGTTGTATCGCGTATCAACCCAGATATTTGGACCACCAAAAGAAACCAGTAATCTAGCCCCTAAGTATTCTTTATTTCTATCAACATAATATTCAATATCGAGAACATCAGCCAAATAGTCAAAGGCTGTTATTGGGTCTCCATCCTCATTAATGTCTGTAGGGTTTTCAATCCCTTCAGCTATGCTTATGCAGCGGTTTCTTAGTTCTTGCTCTTCGTTTTTTAATGCACCCATTGTTTTATCCTCCAATTGATTAATAAAATACTTCTATATAAGTATACTTCAATTACTACCTATTGCAAGTATTTGTTTGAAATTATTTTATCGATCCTATTGCATCAAGATAACCACTTTAGCAAACTTTTTATTACTTTCTGACATATACGTTTTCAGTGTCAACTTATTGACGCATAAGAATTATTTGACGGATTATTGACTATAGCTGCTGGGAATAAGATACCCATATCTTTATACACATTTGTTATAAGAAAAAATATATTCTTTTTAGTTATTAAAAAACAGGCTCTTATAACCAAAACAATAAATAACTTTTTGTTCTAAAAAAATTTCTTTTAAGTGTTCTAGGTTATATACCCCCACCCACAACTTAGTAGCGGTAGTTTAACGTTAATATCCACCCCATATATCGGAGCCATTTTTAGGTTAAAGGGTATGTTTTGTATACAGATCAGGTATTTAGAAGTGTTTTTGGTCTTTGGTAGTACCAGATTTGGTACTGCATAGAAGTATATTCGTAGATAAAGTGTTGATTTAGGTAGGTTTTACGGTATTTAGGTCTTATTCTCTAAGGTATTTTTATATGTTCTGAGGCAAAAGAACCCCAACCCAAGGGTTTATTCCTGAGTTGAGTTCTTTTTACTGAGGTTATGTTCCTCGGCAGTTCGTCATTAACGCAATTAAACGAACTCGGCTGCCTTCTACTAGCGTGTAGTCCACCCCCTGTTCAGCCTTTCGAACTCAGATGCGCCATGGGGTATCTTTTTGCGCTTTAAGCCTTGAGCGGTGAGTGAAGGGTTTACCTGGACATATCCTTCAAGGCTGAGATTAAAAATCCGCTTGAGTATATACCATAATTCTATTATTGTGCTATTCTTTTGCAGATTATTTTACATAGTGTTCTCAAAAGACATATACTTGAGGTATCAGCCGCCTTCTCTCTTCGGTTGATGCCGCCCTTTTTGCTTCCCTCAGTGGTAAAAGGGGTGGCCTTACATATTATGAGGATAAAACATGGCAGGTCCAGATTTTTTAACAGGCACAAATGAAAGTAAAGTTTTTGACTTTGGGGCTTCTCCCTATTCTCCTCTCAATAATAAGATTCAGACCCATATAAACATACCAGCAAGCACCAAAACTATTGTTACTGCAAATTTTTTACGAGCTTCTCCAACTGGAAAAGCTTTCTCCAGTATACTTTTAAGTGATGGCAGTAACAATTTAAGCTCTGTAGCAACATTTAATACCAGAAGAACAACAGGCACTGATCCTCTATTAATGCAAGTGAATGTTTATGATGTAAGTAACCGCGGAGCGCTTACTTGCTCTCAAAATTCTATACTTGATAGTACATCAAGCGCAGATGCTCTACTTTTAGTGTTATTATCTGAAGGATATTTTCAATCAGCAACAGCTACATCAGGTTTTGGCGATGAATATGATTTTTCAGTATACAATTCAAATGCTGCAAATTGCTCAGTAGCTAGTATAGTTCTTTCTGATCTTCAAAGTAGTTCAGCACCAAGTCTGTCAGGTGTAACAAGCCCATTATTTGAAATAATTGGTACTCATAGTACCTCAACTGATGCTACTGGAAAAATATCAGCTTCATGCGTAGGCAGCTTATCAGACGATAAAACTCAAGAATATGCTTATAAGTCTGATTTAGGTGCGTCAAAAAGATTTCAAGAAATACAGTTAATATTTTCTAACCAACCCAATCCATTCGCTGACATCGACCCTAGAGGCGATATAATTTCACACGATATAATTACTAACTAACGAGGTAACAATGACTACAGCATATAATAAATCAGGCGGAAGCCCTGCTATGACAGGAACAGCTCAAGCCGATGGAGAGGATTTTACTTTATCAACTGGATCATCTCGAACCTTCTTTACTGTACCAGCATTGGGTGCAAATGAAGCACTTACGCTTCAAATAAGAAGAGTTGGAAGCACTGATTATATTGACGTGGGTGATATAGTTGCAGGATCTGAAACTACAGGCGTTGTGACTGCTAGAGGCGCTGGAGACTCTACTTTTAGAGTAAACAAATCCGCAACTGATGAAAACGTGGCGGTGTTTTTTGATTAAAAGAAAGCGCAAACTAAACCCAATGCAGTCTAAGTTTGTAGACTTAATGGCTCGTGGTTATCACGAAGGCAAAGACCCTACTAAAATGACAGTTCTTGATGCGTTTACTTTAGCAGGTTACAAGCCTGACAATGGTAATGCACATCGTTTATACAGAGAACTCAAAACTATAATCAAAGAAAAAAGAGATGAATTGGTTGATGACAACCAAGTTGCTACTTTAGCGACCAAGATTATAGAAAACATTATGGTGGATCCTGAGATACGTCCTGAAATACGCCTCAAAGCAGCTCAAGACGTACTTCATCGCACAGGACACGATAAACCCAAAGAAGTTAATCTTAAACAGACTGTATCTGACTTGTCTGATGCAGAACTCGATGAACAACTATCAACTCTGATTGAATCATCTACTAATGTCTCAAAACTTAAGCAAGGCTGAAAAGCAAAAGCTTCTTGCTTTAATGCAAGAAAAAGAAGAAAGAAAACGGTACAACCAACTATTCAATTGGAAACCGTATGGATGGCAAGAAATACTTGCTAATGCTACGCTTGAAAACAATCAATGCCTAGCGATGGCAGGTAACAGGGTAGGTAAAACCTACACAGGAGCTAGGATTACAGCTTGTCATCTGACAGGAAGATATCCTGATTGGTGGAAGGGAAAAAGATTTTCTAGACCTATTACTGCATGGGCAGCAGGTGCTAGTACAGTAACAACAAGAGATATTTTACAAAAAGAGCTTTTAGGTGATCCTGTAAATATGAACCTTAGGGGCTCTGGAGCAATACCAAAAGACTGTATTGTTGATGTTGTAAGAAAGCCACAGATTCCAAATGCAGTAGAAAGCATAGTGGTAAAACATCATAATCCTTTTGGCGTTGTAACAGGTGAATCTGTTTTAGCTTTTAAGTCCTATGAGATGGGCGAAGAAAAGTTTATGGGTTCATCATTAGACTGGGTATGGCTAGATGAGCAACCAGCACAGAACATATACACTCAGTGCCTGACTAGGACATTGGATAAAAGGGGTTTTGTAATGATGACCTTTACCCCTGAAAGTGGGATGACACCTGTTATTAATCAGTTTATGACTGATAGGAAGAAAGGACAGTTTTTAATACAAGCAGGGTGGGATGAAGCGCCTCATCTTGATGAAGATACTAAAGATCAGATACTGGCTCAGTATCTTCCGAATGAAAGAGAAATGCGAACAAAAGGACAACCTGTATTTGGACGCGGTATGGTTTTTCCTTTTTCTCTTGAAAAGATTGTGATAGAAGATTTTGACATACCAGCAAGTTGGCCTAGGATTTGTGGTATTGACTTTGGATTTGATCACCCTACAGCGATTGTATGGGGTGCTATAAATCCAGAAAGCGGTGCATTTTATGTGACTGACGAGTACAGAGAGTCTCGACAGACCGCAGTAGAGCATTGCATAGCGCTCAGAGCAAGAGAACACCAGCCGCCCATAGCTTGGCCGCACGATGGGAATAGAACATTTGATGGTGGTAGCTCTATGGCAGAGCAGTATAGACAAGAAGGAGCAAACTTTTTACCAGAGCATTTTACAAACCCACCTGATATATCTCAGACAAAGGGTGATATAAAAATATCTGCTGGTATTACTGCAATGACTAGAGCAATGCAGAAAGGTTTGTTTAAAGTCTTTAGAAGTTGTCATATGTGGCAACAAGAGTACGGAACTTATCACTTTGGTGATAATGGCAAGATTGTAGACAAGGAAGATGATTTGATGTCAGCAACTCGATATGCTTTTCAAAGCCAGAGGTTTGCTCAAGCATCTAATGAAAAGCAGTTTCTCAGACCTTGGGAACGCAAAGAAAGAACTACACATGACTGGATAATATAATGGCAGTTTCGAATAAAGACCTCAATACAGTTATAAATGCTTACGAAGATAATGTTTCTGATCATATGGATAGTGATGCTGCTCAAACTAGAGCAGACCTCATAGACTTTTACTTAGGCGAACCCTACGGTAATGAGCGTGATGGCTATTCTAAAATAGTCACTAGAGAAGTCTATCAGACTGTAGAAAACATAAAGGCTGATGTTGCTGAACTTTTCATTGCAGATGATGAGACAGTAAGGTTTGAGCCAGAAGGCCCAGAAGATGTGTTAGGCGCACAACAAGCTACAGACTACATAAGATATGTATTTTACAGACAAAACGATGGGTTTAGTGTCATTCTTGATTCGCTCATGGATGGTTTGTTACAGCGCCAAGGTGTAATTAAACGCTGGCGGCACATGGAAGATACAAAGACAAACCATACGTTTGAAAATGTGTCACAAGATGCTTTTGCAGTATTGATGGCAGATCCTGAAGTTGAGATGGTAGAGTTTGAAGAAATTCTCGAAGAAGATACAGGATTTCTATATTACAACGGTAAGTTGATTAGAACCAAACAAAATAGTGAAACAAAAGTAGAGGTAATAGCTCCTGAAAATTTTGCTATCGATGAAAATGCTGTTCACATAAAAGAAGCTAGGTATGTAAGACAAAGGGATTTAGTTACAAAAAGCGATCTTTTAGATATGGGTTTTGCCGAAAAAGATATTGATAAGGCAGTTACTAGCTCTGGACATGACGAATATGATTCGCCAGAAAGAATGGCAAGAGAATTTGACAATGTAGGGTATGACAGCGGAGATAATATATATGTAACTCCTAGATATGATTTGCATGAAATATATATGCGATATGATCGTAATGAAGATAATCATGATGAGTTGATTAAAGTTTGCCGTATTGGTAATGTCATACTTAATGTTGAAGAGGTAGATGAAATACCTTTTGAAATATGGACACCGATTAGGATGCCTCACAAGCTCACAGGTTTGTGTCCTGCTGATGCCGCAGCGCCTTTACAGAAAGTAAAAAGTCAGTTGTGGAGAAACCAACTAGACAACCAGTACAATTTAAACAATGGACGTCCTGTAGTGGTAGAAGGCCAAGTTGACCTAGATTCTGTGATGAGCAGTAAGCCTGGCGCACCTTACATTGTTAAACATCCAAACGCTATTTCATTTCCACAGCAACCTGCTTTTGGTCAGCACACATACAACATGATGGGTATTGCTGATCAGATGTTAGAGCAAAATGTAGGATCGACCGATAACTCTATCAGCCCTGACATCTTACATGGTAATACTGCCGCAGGTGCAGTAAGTCAGGTTCTTTCTAAGCGTCAAGCAAGAGTTCGCTTGATAGCTAGAGAGTTTGGTGAATTTTTACGCAAAGTATTTATGGGCATCTATGAATTAGAAATAGCTTTTGCAGATGATCGTAAAATATTCAGATTAGACAATCGATTCGTAGAAGTTGACCCTAGAGACTGGAAGGCTAGAAATGATGTTACAGTCTTAGTTGGTTTGGGTAATGGATCAAAAACTGAGCAGTTGTTTCACATGCAACAAACTATGGCGGCACAACAGGCTATGATAAGTGCTGGAGGCATGGGAATTACCGTTACACCACAGCAGATTGTACAGTTGCAAGAAGATATGGTAAGACTGTATGATAAAAGCGCTAACGGAAGATACTTTACGCAACCTCCTATGGAGTTTACAGGCCAACCTCAACCGCAGGAGCCTAGCGTACAAGAGCAGGCAGTAATAGCACAGATTCAATTAGAGCGAGAAAAACTTGAAATAGAAAAAGCTGAACTTGCAATAAAAGAACAAGAGTTCTTACTGAAAGTTAAAGAGCATGAAGATGAAAATGAATTCAAGATAGCTGAATTGAATTTGGAGGCAAGAAGTGAGCGACCAGTTAAGATTGGTAACTAGCTTAGAAAGTGAAAAATCTGAGGTAGATGAAAAATATAGAGTAGCATGTGGAGCAGCAAGATTAATAGAAGATGAGTCTGTTCAATATATTTTTCAAGAAATAGAAGAAAATTTGTACAGGGCTTTTTCTGGAGTTCAAACACCTGAACAGGGTGAGGCGCTTTGGAGAGAGGTAAAAGTAGTTAAGGCACTTAGAGAGAACTTGGAGTGGTATGCAAATCAAAGAGAAACCCTCGGAAAAAAACTCCGAGGATAAACAATATTATATCGTATCTGATGATTTAATTAACTGGATGCGTGGCGTAGCTTATACTAAGCTGACGTTAGAAGAAATCAACGGTTTTTCTGAAGAGTTGTTTAATGCACCAACTTTTCAGCAATACCTTGATATGCAACAAAAGAAACCAAAAATTATCACTAACTAGGATAACGCATAGCGACCCTAAAGGATATTTAAATGAGTATTGAGAATAAACCTATGGAGTTCTCACCTAAAGACCCAATAACAGAAGCTGCTGGTGTTGAGGCAGTATTGGGAATGATCAATCCTACAGAAGTAGGGCAAGTTGAGACAGATTCTGTTGACGAAACCGAGTCAGAAATCATTGAAGATAATGATAATTTTGACGGAGTGGGTGAAGAGCCTGATCAAACTGATGACATTGAAGCATCGGAAAGTGATGAAGCTGAACCTATTAGCGACATCGAGCTTGATGATACGGAGTATGAATATTTAGTTTCTGCCAAACAATTCTTGAATGAAAATGGTCTCGATGACATTGACAAGATAAAAAGTGGCATATTGATGCAAGGCGATTATACGCGCAAGACACAGGCATTGTCTGAAGAGCGAAAAGCATTTGAGTCAGAGCGTGATCAATCTTTACAAAAAGCAGCAGAAATGCTGGAGGTTGCTCAAGCTATGGTATACGGTCAGAGGCCAACCCATACGACTCAAGAGTTAATAGCTTTGAAAGAATCAGATCCTTTAGCTTATGAACAGGCTTTAGAAGCTAGGGTTCTTTACGAACAGAAACAAAGTGAAATTGACGAAGTAGCAAAAAATGTAACTGCTCAGTACCAACAGCAGCAACAGGAAAAGCTACAAGCTTATACTAATGAGCAAGCGCAACTGCTAGTACAGCTTGAGCCAGGTTTTGCAGATGAGACCATAGCTCAAGAAAAGGTCAGTGTTATGAATGAGTATTGGCAAAGTATTGGGGGTAGCCCTGAGACTTTAGCTAATGTGAATGATGCAATGGCTTTGAAAGTGCTACATGATGCTGCTATGGCTAATAGTGCACAGAAACAAGTTTCTAAAACTAAAGAACCTAAAAAGAAAGCTGCTTCTAAAACTGTGATAAGAAAAGGAGCGTCTAAGAGTCGAGCGCAAAAACAGGCTGCGGCTGCTAAAGAACAACGAGCTAAATCTTTCAACAAAGATGGCTCTATTAGTCAGAAGGCTGCTGTAGATTTGATTCTTAATTCTTTTAAATAGGTAAATTATCATGGCTACAATTTCAAACGCTGTATCTGCCAAAGCACTTGGCGATGCAAACAATATACGTGAAGATTTAGGTGATGTTATCTTTAACGTATCTCCTTTTCAAACACCATTTACATCAGGCATTGCAACTAGCGCAGTAACTAATGACAACCACGAATGGTTGACTGATAGTTTTGCTACTGCAATAAACAACAACGAAAATGTTGAAGCACCTGCAAGTATCACTGCAACAGTAGATACTCGTACTCGCAAAACTAACAACGTACAGATTGCACAAAAATCTGTGATTGTTACTCAAAAAGCTGAGTTTTTTGACAAAGCAGGTATTCCTGGCAAAGAGATGGCTTACCAGTTAGTTAAAATTGGCAAAGAGTTACAAATGGACGTTGAAATGCAGACTCTTAGTTTGCATACAGAAAAACGTGCAGGAACAGCTTCTACTGCTGGTCGATCAGCTAGTTTCCCATCTTGGATTTTAGCTAACCAATCAGTTGGCGGTGGCTCAGGCGCAGCTAACTCTGCCTCTACTGGCTCAACTGGCCCTGTGCCTGGCACAAATCGAACTTTGACTACTGCTATTCTTGACGGTGTTCTTGACGGTGTTTGGTCAAACTCTGGCGATTTTACTGATTTGAAACTTATGGCAAGTGCAGCTGTAGTAGCTAAGGTAAGATCAGAAGTAGACGGTATGGCTGACAACGTAAACTCTGATCCATCAACTGGTGAAATTTATGGTCGGGTTGCAGTTTATGTATCTCAGTTTGGCCCTGTTGCTGTTGTACCTAACAAGCACATGCCAGCTAATACTATTTACTTGGTCAATATGACAGCTTGGGGTCTCGGTATTGCAGGCGGTCAAAAAATACACACCACTGACATCGCAACACAAACTTCAGCAGAGCAAAAACTGCTTCAGTGCTACTACTCATTAGAAGCGCGAGCCGAAGAGTCAAATGGTGCAATTTACGCAATTACTGCTTAAATGTAACACGGACTAGGGGGCTTTGCCCCCTTTTCCCCAATCAGGAGAAACACATGCCTTATCATACTGGTCATAAAAAAACAAAAGACAAAATGGGTAATAAAAAGAAAAAGAAAAAAATAAAAAAAGGTAAGAAGTAATGAAAAAGAAACCTCTTACTAAAAAACAGAAAACTCTGCCAAAATTTTTGCAGAAAAAAATTATTGCTAGCAAAGCTAAAAAAAGGAAGAAATAATGCCTGATCTAACAAAAAGGCAAAAAGATACTTTAGCAAAACACAAAAAGCATCACACAGCTAAGCACATGGCGTTTATGCGTAAAGAAATGAAGAAAGGCTCTACCTTCACAGCAGCGCATAAAAAAGCTATGAAAAAGGTTGGCAAATGAAGCGTAAGTTTGCAAGGGTAGCTAAAACAAAAGGTGGTGTGCCTAAGAAGTATGTCAGAGGTGCTAAAAATAAAGCAGAAAGAGAAAAGGAAATAAAATCTACTGCTAAAAAGTACCGAGCAGGCAAATTGACACCAGCAGAAATGAATAGAATAGCTAAGTTGAGGGCTAAAAGTGGCAAAAGGAAGCGATAAAACTCTGCAAAACTATTCAAAAAAATACAATGTGCCTGTTGGTATTCTCAAGCAGGTTATGAAAAGAGGACAGGGTGCATTTTACTCATCAGGATCTAGGCCAGGTCAAACTCCTACATCATGGGGTTTAGCACGGGCTAGGTCTTTTGCGTCAGGAAGTGGTGGCGCACGTAAGGCAGATGCGGATCTTTGGAAAAAAGTATTGGCAGGTAGGCGTGGCAAAAGTAAGAGTAAGTAGAAAGAAAGACTCGAGACTGGCTAAGGCTGGCGTTTCTGGTTATAACAAGCCAAAGCGCACACCTAATCATCCGACTAAATCACATATAGTGGTAGCAAAAGAGGGCGATAAAGTAAAAACTATTCGCTTCGGTCAACAAGGTGCTGATACAAAGCCACCAAGAAAAGGTGAAAGTGCAGCAGATAAAGCTAAGCGTAAATCATTTAAGGCAAGACACGCTAAAAATATAGCAAAGGGTAAAATGTCAGCAGCTTTTTGGGCTGATCGTATTAAGTGGAGTTAGTAGAGGGTTGATATGGAAAAAATTAGCTTTGAAAAAAAACATGGTATTGCAGAGAACATACACTATGATGATGGAACAATTTACACGCATCATCAACAAGATATTACAAAGTTATTAGAAGACAACAAACGTAAGCGTAATGCTACAAATGACTGGATTAAATATGATCCTAAAAAAGATTATCACCAAGTATTAGATTTATCTATGACAGATGTTATGCGTATTAAAAATGATCATGGTGTAGACATACTTGGTAGGAATGTAGACTGGAAGTATGTGTTCAAGCTTATAGAAACACATTACCCATATATGAAAACAACAACAGCGAGATTGTAATGTCGTTATTAACAAGTTTCACAGAATTCAAAGCAGCTGTCAAAGATTGGTTAAATAGGCCAGATTTGTCTGATAGTGTTATAACTGATGTAATAATATTAGCAAATGGCGAACTGCAAAGGAAGCTTAATACAAGAAATCAAATGACAGTAGAAATAAAAACTATTTCAAGTTCTGAAGCTTCAGCACAAAAGTTTTTTTATAATGCTGGTGCTGATGGAATTATATCAATTACTGATTCTAAAGGTAGAAAGTTAAGACCTGTTACGTTTGCTGAGTATAAATTATATGCTGAAAACGATGGTGGAGAAGCATCAGTCTTTGCTGGTGCTGGCAATGAAATATACATCGGCCCAAAAATAGCTGAAAATGATGTATTTACAATTCAGTTCAAAGATGAAGATGCAGATTATACGACTAATATTCAAGGAACTGGAGTCGTCGCTGTTTACAATCCGCTTCTTATGGGATCATTGATGTACGCATATATGTATTTAAAAGACGATAACAGAGTAGCTTTATACAAACAAAAATTTGAAGATGCCATCATGGATATGAATAGACAATCAACTAGGACTTTGGGCTTGGGTAGAATAAAAGACGACAGTATTACTCAATATGGAGGGCCCTTAGCATGAGTTCACAAATAATTGATACCAATCCAACGGCAGGCTCTGCTACAACGCAAAGTGTTAGAGATAATTTTGCATTTGCTAAAAATGAAATAAATGAACACTACAGAATGTCAGAGGGCATGCAGACCACTGGTGGTAGTGCTACAGCTTATACAGCTACTTTTTCTCCAGCGGTAGTTTTAGCAACAGGTGTTAGAGTTACAGTTAAATTTAACGCTGCTAACACTGGCGCAGATCCTACTATTACAGTAGATGGATCTAACGCAAAGGTCATTAAAAGAGCAGATGGTGATGCTTTAGTTGCTGGAGAAATTGGTCTTAATCAAATAGGCGACTTAATTTACGATGGCACTAACTTCAGACTTTTGAGCGGTACTGACGTACCTACATTGGTAAAACTAATGTTAGGCGCTATGTACCCAATAGGACATATCTTAACAACTGTAAAATCAGATAATCCTGGCGATGCAAATTACTTTTTTACAGGTGTTACTTTTGGGACTTGGACTGCTTACGGTGCGGGCAAAACTATGTTTGGTATAGACTCATCCGATACGGATTTTGATACAGCAGAAGAAACTGGCGGTGCGAAAACAGCTACATTAAGTCAAGATAATATGAAGCACAACCATCAGTGGATGAAAGGTGACAACAGCGGTACTGGAGATCGTGCGTTTGACATAGAAGATACTGGTAGTGCAGGCTCTGGTGCTGCAACATTTAGTGAAACTGCTGCTGAACAAGATATACCTGCTGCATCTCGTTTTGATGGTGTTGATGCCTACACTGCCCTTAACAGAGCGGTAGTAGGGAGCGACCCAACTGCTTTCAGTATTGTTAATCCATACATTGTAACTAGGTTTTGGAAGCGAACAGCCTAATGTCATTTGAAACCGACAAAAGTAATGGTTTTAAATTAGACCTTTCTGATCTTCTTAAGACTGGTGTGTATCCAGATGTTTTTGATCGCTCTATACCTATGTGGGCAGAAGTAAACAACGTTCAATACAATGAATTCGGCCTTAAAAGAAAGGCAGGTCGTGCTGAAAAAGCTGACTTTAGTTCAGATACAAGTAAACCAATAAGAGGCTTAACTTCTACCATAGAATCTGTTGTTACAAGAAGCGACTCCGATGTATTTAGCGGCACAGCGTTTGATGACAAAGTTGCCTATGTAGGCGCTTTAGATCAAATTTTTTCATTTCAACTCAAAGAAGGCCAAACTAACACTGTAGGCACAGGTTACACTTTGGTTGAATCTGTTTCAGGCACTACTTGGGACTCTGCGTCAACAACTTGGGACTCTGGTTCTACCACATGGGATGAAGGTGTAAATAAACCCGAGACTTGGGTTTTTGAAACTTTCGGATCGTTTGTAGTCGGTGCAAGTGGCGGACACAAAGCAGTTGTCAAAAAGAATAACATAAACTTCAATACATTCTTTGGCACAGATTCCGAAACACCTACTGGAGAAATAAGCGGTGTGTTTATTAATGCTGGAGGCAGTGGTTATGTTATAAATGAAACCATATCAAATATGACTGCAAGTGTTGGCAGTAATACAGTTGATTTAAAAGTGACTGGTGTTTCGGCTGGTGCTGTCACTTCTGTCGAGGTTACAGACTTTGGCGCTGGCGATTATACAAATGCTACAGCTTTATCAGGCGGTACAGCATCTGCTAGTGGTAGCGGATTAACTTGCACAGTTAGTGTGCCTAGCATTCCGTACACCAAAGTAAAGATATTCAAAAGACAAGGCCCACATTTACTTGCTTTCAATTACTCGACAAGTGCAGGTGATAACAAAACTTCTTTTTCTTGGTGTAGTGCTGATAATATTGATGATTGGCATTCTTCTGCATCTAACACAGCAGGTAATTTGCAGATCAGAGAAGCTACTGGTGAAATAATGTGCGTCACACAGCTAGGAAACAGTCTAGCGGTTTACACAGAAAATCAAATGTTTTTAGTCTCTTTTGTTGGCTTACCAAATATATTTGGCTACAAAAAAGCATTAGATAGTGGTGTTGGTGCAGTATCACCTCATTCTGTTGTGTCAGTAGGTCGTAAAAACTATGGTCTTTGTAAGGATGGTTTTTTTGTTACTGATGGCGCTTCTGTGAAAATGATAGGCACACAAAGCGGAATAAATAACTTTTTTATAGAAAATGTTTCTACAAACAGCTTGGGCACAATAGTAGCTTTTGATAATGCAAAAGAAAACGAAGTCGTATGGGCTATTCCTATTGGTGATATATCTCCGAACAAAGAGGTTTATTTTAATTACAAAACAGGCCAATGGGGGATGAGAGATAGCACAGTCACACAATTTCATCCAAGAGGTGTATTCAATGAGCCATTGTCTGCAAGTGCAAGAAAGTTATTCGATGAAGGTTCTGTTGCAAATTTATCTAACTCAAACACATTTGCTACTACAAAAGCACATGATTTGAACAATGCAGATAGAGTTAAAGAAATTACACAGCTTAGAGTTGGTAAAGTAGGTAATGGAAGCCCAGTAGTTAGTTTAGCGACTACCGATACAATAAATGCAGCTCCAACTTTTACAGAAGAATTTACAGTAGATGAGACATTTAAAAACTTTCCTGTTAGAAAAGCAGGAAGATATTTACATCTCAAAATAGCAAGTGATGGAGAATCAGATGATTGGGAAATATCCGATCTAGTTATTCAAGGTAGATTTGAAGGTGAGCGATAAATGTCAGACCTACCAGAAATTTACGATAGAATAGCGATTGAGGAAGAGCTAAGACAATTACAACAAAAAACCGACGATTTAAAAACTCAAGCTTTTTTTATACCTCAATCATTTTCTCCTCTAAATGTTCAACCTGGCACTTTAAGCTACAGTGATGGCACAAACACTGATAATACGTTTGGAGACAATCAAGAAGCATTTTTTTATTATTCATCTAGCACAAAATGGCTGCCAATTTCTACTTTAAAAACACCTCAAATGTTTGGGGCTAAAGGTGATGGCACAACAGATGATACTGTTGCTTTAAAAAATTGGCTTGAAAGTAGTGGAGATTTATATGCGCCTTCTGGAATATATTTAGTTGCTGCGGCTGGAGCAGATGCTGGAGGTGTAACAGCAACAATATCAAAATCCTTAAATGTTATTTGCTCAGAAGATGCAATTTTTAAAGCTGGAACAGATTTAGATAATGACGTTATTAGAATTAAAGCTTCATCAACAAACTATAGTACTACAAGAAATTTAAGTGTTAGTTGGGTTGGGGGTAAATTTAACCAAGTTGGACAAAAAAATAGTACAGTTGTTCCTTTTAGCAGTCAATATACGCCAGCTAATTTAGGTAGCTCTGCTACTTGTGACGGATTGTCAATAAGAGGTGAAATTACAGTCGATAGCACTCCCACAGCGGGATTCGCCCGAATTGTTGTAAAAAACATACATACAATTGCTTCCAATGATTTATTTTGGAAAACGGCAGGTGGAGACTCTGGAATATTTGTATCTGGATCAGTTCACATAGAAGTTAGTAATTCTGAATTTATTGGTAATAGAGATCTTGGTATATATGCGTCAGGGCTTTCTAGCGGATCAATAACTGGTGGATCTTGCATAATTAGCAATAATAAATTTTTTGGGTGTATGTTTGGAGCAGCTACAAAAAGGCTCTTATCTAATGCACAAATAGTTAACAACGTAGGGTTTAATACTACTGCTGTAGCAACTTCTACAGCTGTAACAGCTACAGGTGACAACATTATTATTGCGAATAATATTGGTCATGGAGCTTGGAGAGTGGTAAGAATACAAACGGGGAGTGGCCATTTAGTTTATGGAAATCAATCATATAAGCATGGTGTAGTAGACCCAACAAACAGTAATGCAGCTTTGACATCTGTGTTCAATGCCGATAATTCTTGCGTTTCTGTAGAAGGGTCAAGCAATAACATTATTTCTAATAATAATGTTTTTGATTTAAATGTAAATATAACTCATGAAGTTGCTACAGTTGTATTTAAGAATGATAATGTTACTTCTACAGCCACTACGGATGTTAGCGCAAATACTATTTTAAGTTCTAGCCATGACCTATCAGTAGCAGACCCAATTTATTTTGGCGGAATTACCAATACTACAGGGATAAGTAACAATGTAATTTATTTTGTTTCGGAAACATCTTTTAGTGATAGCTCTTTTAGGGTAACAACAGATAAGGATGGTGCCGCTAGCGGAGATATTTCTTTTGCTGGAAGCAATGACACTAGCATTGATATAGAAAAAATTGCTAATAAAAATTTTGCACATAATAATACAGCAGATAAGGTTAAAAATGTAATACTTGAAGATTCTAGCTTTCAATCAAGAGAAGTGACTTCTTGGGGTAATTATGGAAGGGATTTGTCAGGACAGCCTGTAGTTTTAGAAAATGAATCTTCAGTTGATAAAGATGGCCATATATTAGATTTCAATGGAACGTATAATCATACAGGAACCACTTCAACTACAAATATTTTGACTTCAGGAAAAGCTGGCGAAGTAAATATACAAGAAGATTCTGCGTTTAAAAGAGACAGAATTAGAATTACAGCGGCTGGCACTATAACAGGAACAAATGGAACAAAAATCTTTTCTTTTAAATTTAACAACGCAAGGACACAGGAAACGGCATTTTCTTCTGCAACTGTTGGTATGTGGGTTTTAGATGGGTATATTGAAATAAACACTGCAACAAGCCAAAGAATATACGCACAAATAACCTGTAATGATCAGGTTGCAACTATTTTTGGGCTTTGTGCGGCAGATTTAACAGCTTCAAATGTAGCTTTAGAGTTCAGGCAAAAACTTAGCAACTCGTCAGACAACATTGCTACAAATACTTTTTCTGTTCGATGGGAGTAAAAAGATATCTTGTAGTCATCAACAGTTAGAATGTAAAATAAGTTTTGACTACTGTGGAGAAAAAATATACAGATATTGATTACAGCTAGAAGATCAAGCGCTTGAGTAAAAATTGTGTAACATTCATACAGGAGGGTGTATGGAGCAAGAACTGGTTAAAATTGAACCAGAACATGTAGACAAGGTGTGGTTTTTGTGTGCGCCTTTGCTTGAAAAAGCTATACTTAGATCAGAAGGTTGTATAGACATAAATGACTTATATCATTTAATTATGTTAAAACAGTATGATTTATGGGTTTTATTTGGTGAAAGTGCAGGAATAGATATGTGTGCTGCAACTAAAATAAAGGTTAATCCGCAAAAAACTATTTTAGAAATAAATTTTGTAGGGGCATCAGACGCAAGAATTTTTAAAGACTTCAGAAAAATGTTGAATCAAGTTGAAAATTGGGCAAAAGATTTAGGTGCTACAGAAACAATGTTTTGCGGACGAAAAGGCTGGAAAAAGTTATTCCCAGAATTTGAAGAAAAATACACAGTCATGACAAAAAAATACGAGGCATAAAATGGGTAGCATTTTTGGCAGTGGTAGTAGTACTACACAAGAAACAACAACTAGGCCGTTTCCAGCACAAGAGCAGGCTTTAACTAGACTATTTCAAAGGTCTGAGGATCTTTATCAGTTAGGTCCAGATCAGTTTTTTCCAGGTCGTACATTAGCTGAAGAGTCACCTGACACTGTGGCCGCAAGAGCTATGGCAAGGGGTGCTATTGGAGGTCAGCAACAAATAGCCGA